CTCGGTCCCATGATACAAATCCATAGACGCAATATCTGGGGGAGTGTTTTTCTCTGCCTGCCATGCAGTTTTGCGCGCCATGCGAGCCTCGGTGGACATGTCCAGGCCCTTGATACGCGCGGCTTCCCACTCAGTCGCGCCCTCAATATCGGTCCCCGCATAGCCATTCTTCTGCGCTTGCGTCAGTACCTCAGCACCCGCCTCAGCGTCAGCCTCGTCCTGCTTCGCCTTGGCTGTCTGGTATTCACTCCACGCTATGCCATCATAGTTCGCATAGACCTTCTCACCGCCAACATCGCGGGCCAGAGCATCAAGCAAGCCCTGCTCATCAGCAACGTCGAACCCAGCCTCTTGCGCAGCAAGGACCATATCGTCTGTAAATCGACCGCTCTTGTTGTTCAGGAGCCCGCGTGGCTCGCCTCCGGTAATCCGCTGGACCTCACCCGCCATATGCGTCAGTTCGCCCTCAGCGCCCTCGCCTATGCGTTCCCTGATGCCACCTTGCGCACGGATGAACTGCGACAGGGATTGCGGCTCTTTCATCGCAGGCAGGCGCTCAGACTTTGGTTGCGGCCCCTGAACGCGAAGTTTCAGCTTGTCGAATATGGTTTGCTCGTTAACGCCGTCCTCAGCAAGCCTGCGGAATACCGCGCCCCATACAGCGCCGGCAGCTTCTGCCTCTTGCGGGCTGCGGCCCGCCTCAAGCAACATCTGCTTGACCGCGCCCTCGACCTTCTCGAACCCTTCAAGGGCCTGCGTGGCCGCATCGAAACGGGCATTCAGTTCTTCAATGTAGATATCATTGGCATCTGCTTCAGCCTGGTCACGGAACTCGGCCATCGTCATGGCGTCCGGCTCAGTCCGCATGATGTCGGCCAACTGGTCGTATTGTGCGCGATCGGGCAGTGTCAGCAGGCGTGAGGCGTCGATCTCGATGTCATTGCCGTTCTCGATCGCGTCCATGATCTGCTCATCATTGACTTCGAGAAGCTGCATGAGCGCGCTGAAGGCTTCCGGGTCATCCTGCTGCATGAGGCGAATACCCTCGTCATCAAGCAGCACCGTCTCGCCTTCAGTGGAGTTTTCGACAAACTGGCGCACGGCTTCACGCTGGCGCTGGAACACGGGAGCTGCATCGACGGCATCGCGGACATTGCCCATACGCTCATGAGCGTCTTGCGCCCTTGAGCCGCGCATCTTGCCCGGCAGGGAGATTTCAATCAGCATCTGGAACAGGCCAGCAGAGGCAGCAGCAATTCCGCCCTGCTCAAGCAAGCCCGAGAAGAGTAGAGCCTCCCGGTCATAGCCCAGCGTGATGAGGTTCTGGCCGATACCTTCACCGATCTCCTGAACAGCTTCTTGGCCTGCCTGCCAAGCAGTACGCCCCAGTGCGGCAGAAACGACCTTGCTGCGCATTCCTGCCGGAACAATCTTCATGATCGAGTTGAGACGGACCATTTCCGAAAGCCCGGTAACGGCAGCGCCCGCAGATAGAGCGGCGGGCTGTGTTGATGGGTCAATTCCTCGAACGCGCATGGCGTCGGCCTGTTGATCGGCGCCCATACCAAGGAACATGCCTGATGCGAGGCTGGTGCCGCCCGAAGCAACCGAGAGAAGAAATGTCGTCAGTATCTGGCCAAGGCCACCGATGATATGATCCTCTATACCCTGATTATCCGGTGCCCACGCTTCGCCAATATCCTTGCCGGTTCCGCCAACCTGACTTGCCACGCGACCGGGGCCAGCATAAGGCGCGACCGCATCATACAGCCTGCCCAAGTCGGAATCGCCCTGATCGGCGCGCCATTGGGCCTCAGCCTCATCCAGCTTACGAGCGCCAGGGACGACATTCGTTCCGATCTCAACATAGGCGTTATAGAGATCGCCAAGGCCAGAGAGGCCGCTACCGATTGATTGCGGTACAGCTGCGGCAAAGGACCGGCCAAGGTCGCCCGTCTGCTTGACCGGATTTTCCAGCCATCCGTCTTTCGCCTTGTTCTCAGGCTTCGGGCCGCGATAAATTGTGGTGAGCGCATTCGATACGGCGTCTGTGATGCCAGCACCAATGGGGGCATTCTTCTTGCCCGCAATCCGCGCCTCGATCTCTGCCAGCTGTTCAAGGCTATCGCGTGACACCGCCGCAAAGCGCGGGTCCGTCAGGGACTCGGTGAGCTTGGGCGACCGGCTCAGGATAGCGCCCGTTGCCGTCTCCTGCTCTGCCGCTTTGATCGTATCGCGTTGACGCCATGCCGTGCCGAAGTCGATGCCCCTGCGACTGGACAGGTCGATGACCTCAGCAGCTTGGTCTGGCTGCATGTCCTGTGTGGCCCTCAGCGAGCCTTGTGCGCTTTCTGCCCGACGACGCTTAGCCTCAGCCAGCAGGTCATCTGGCGTCATCATCGGCGCCTGCTCAGCAGGAACCTCGCCTGTTTCACGGCGGCGCTTGGCTTCTGCGAGGAGTTCTTCAGGGGTCATTTAGCGCCTTTGCCTTTAGCGGCCGCGAGTTCTTCAGCCGTCATCTTGCGACCACCATATCTGGTGTAACCGTGGCGCTGCCAAAGGAGGTCTTTTTCGCGCATAGTATCCAGATCACGGGCATCTTGCGCCAACTGCTCGCGGCTCACCTCAGCCTCACGCATCCGGTCAAACGGCCTTGGCGGCAGCTCAGCCGTGCGCAGTCTCTCAGCGACATACCCGGCACCAGCCTCCGCTGCGCTATTGGCAGCGCCAGACAAGCCGTCGATCATGTCGCCTGAGACGCCCATAGGCGCCATGTCCTTGGCGTCCATCGACATGGCTGGATCATTCGCCGTCTGTTGCGCCTGCTGCCGAACGGCAGCCATCATTTCAGTGACTTCAGAAGGTGTCGGATTGATGCCTGACGCGCTGAAGTTCGCCATCGCTGCCCGATACATCGCCGTCTGAAGATTCTCGCCTGCTGTGCGGGACATATCGAACGCTGTTTCGCCCATCATCTGGCCGTTCTGCGCAACGATAGCGTTGAAAGCGACCTTGTAAGTCGCCTCGACATCAGCAGATTGAAGCACACCCTGATCTGGGAACGCCGCCAATGCGGCCTGCACATGCTCTTTCGGAATTACACCGACTTCGGTGATCTGCCCCCGAGGTGTGGACTTGCCAGCCCACCAGTCGCCAGGATTCTTCAGCTTGACCTTGACAGACAGTGCCTCAAGCGTCTCGTCGCGCCAGTCGTCAGACGGCTCCTTGCCATTTTCGCGGACATAATCGCGTTGCATGGCGTCGTAAGTCTGAAGAATGCCGCCCTTGGTTGCGGCACCCTTGTCACCATCAAGGACAATGCCTGCATTGCGCAGAGCCTGAACAGCCGCCGCATCGAGCGTGCGCGTGCTCTCAGCCTGCTTCGGATCGCCCTTGTTGGCCATGAATGACCATTGCTCAAGGTCAGCGTCACTGATGCGGTTCTGGTTCTCAGACAGGTATTTCTGGGCGCCGACGAAATCTTCCTTGCCGATCAGGTTAGCGATTTCAGAATACACCGCACGATCGGTCTTGATCTTGCCTTCAGCAGATTGAGCCGCAGCCCGAGCAGCCTTGGCAATCTCATGGTTCTGCATGGCAATCTTTGTCGTGCCGGGAATATTCGCCTGGACACTCGACGGGATGCTGGCATAGCTGCGACCTTTAGCGATCAGGTTCCACGCCTCATTGGACGCCTCATTCTCAGTCGCAGTCTCGGCAGCATCGTTCTGGGACTTCATCCCGCCAATGCGTTGTTCAACACCTATGCGCAGGTCTTTGTTCTCGATGTCGCGAGCCATCTTGAGTGCCGCGCCATAGTCATCCTTGGCCAAGTTCATAAGTTCATCGGACTTGTCGATGACCGTATTGGCTCGCGCTTTCGCCTCGAACACATCATCCAGTTTTGCGCGCTGCTCAGGCATAATGCCCGCACGAAACTCCGCATCCTCAAGCAGCAGGCTTGCCTTGGCCAGAGATATGGAGTCGCCCGCATCCATCAGGCCCTCGATCGTCGCAATGTTGCGGATCGATGTGCCGGCCTCAACACCTGCCTGTATCTTGAGCGCGTACTCTTCAGCGCCATCCTTGGTCAGCAAGCCGTTCTCAAGCTGGGCGCGACCAAGCGCGGATGCCTCCACACGGGCATTTTCCAGCACCGTGGGATCGGATTCAGGATCAGAGGCCAGCTTCAGGAACGCATCCAGCACGCCCATCGTCTTGGCTTTGGCGCCATCGATCTCACGGACACGCACAAGCTCGCGCGTCTTCTGGCCGTACCGCATGACCGTCTCTTGTGCCTTAGCTTCCCACAGGCGCTTGTGCATGGGGGAAGACATGTTCGCACCTGTATTGGCCAGAACCTTCTTTGACGCTTCGGCAAATCGGCTTTCAAGGGTGGCTGGATCGGCATTCGTATCCCGCTCAAGTGCACGATATTCCCGGCTCAGCAGGTCCTCATTCTCGATCTGAGCCTTGGCAACCTCAGCCTCGATATGGGATATCCGAACCTTCGTCGCATACTCATTCAGCGCAGCGCCCGTGTTTGACAGCTGATCCGCCATCGGGTCAGCGCCCGAGACACGGTTCTGCGAGACCGGCGAGATATTGTTCCGAACCTGGCTGTTCTGGATGGGATCACGGGGCAGGACTGGCATTTATCCCACGTATCCCGAGAAGTCTCGAATGCCCTGTGAGCTCACGCCCACCTTTGGAACTGTGCTGGTTGGTGTCGTAGTCCCACCGCCACCGAACTTGTCCGCCCATGATGCGCCACCCTTAACAATCGTCGTCGCAGCCGCCAGCCGACTTGCGCGGCGCTCTTCTCTCGCCTGAGCCAGCGCAAGATCACCGCCCTGACGGGTGACTTCGCCCTTGTACCTGATCTGTGATGCGCGCTCCTCAGCGCCGGCCATCTCGCGCAGCTGGTCAAGAACTGACGTGCCAACCGCCTCTTTCTGGATTGCCACGACCGTTGCGTCTGTTGTTGATCCCCCGCCAGCTGCCGCGTTCGCGCGCTGCTTGGCGAGGATTTCATTCATCCGCTTGGCAATGATGCTCTGGTTATGTGAGGCAACCGCAATCTCCTGCCCTGCCTGAATGTCGAGATTGTCCGCCTCGGCATAGGCTGCGTCACGGTTGGCCTTGCCCGCCCTCAACGCCGAGTCGCCCGCTTTGATCTGTCCGGCTGCGGTCATCGCTGTTCCGGCTGCCATGAGGGTTAAAGTAACTGGGTCCGCCATCTAGTTCCAGTCTCCATCTTGGCAGCCCGTCAGGGCTTAATCCTGTATCGACAAACCCGAACCGCTCCAGCCATGCCCGAGCCCTTGGTTTGCGCTCATCCATGTCAGCCCAGATCGTCTGAACTCCCGCTTCACGGGCCGCTATAACTACCATATGGGCTAACCTGTGGACGCATCGTGGAGGGGTGCCGCGACTGTCAAACACCGCCCAGAACTTGCCGAACCTCAGCCAGATGCCGCCAAGGCATTGCAATTCACCCTCGCTGTCTCGCAGCGCGTACCCCATGATGGTGCCGGGAATAAATGGCGCGTCCCATTCCTCAAAATGAGCGCGCGTCAGGACTTCAACCCTAGCCATTGACCTTCATCTTAGGCGCAATTCCGAGAACGGTTGCAGGCCCGGCCCCAGACATGCGGATCGTCAGGCGTGTATCCCGGCTGGTTTCGCCCATGACCTTGAACTCACGGTCCTCGGTGAACACCTGGACCGGGCTGTCATAGGTCAGTGTCCCGTCATCATCCCGGTCTGGCAATATCTCCATGTCGGTGAAATCATCATATCCGACCTCAAGGCACCCGCCTGCCGTCTCATGGACAACAACGCTTGCGTCCTCAAGCTGCTTGTTGGTGGCGAGGCTGGAGCCCATCTGAGCACCCCAGTTGAGCCGTGGGCCCTTGTAGAGCCCGTCATACTTGAGGCCGATAATCGCATATGTCACAGCGTAATCCAGTGCAGCAATGCCACCAGATGCAACCGTGTAAGGCCCGCTGATGCGACCATTGCCCCAGACATACACGTCTTCCCTGCCCTCAAGGTGGGATAGTCCGCTGGAGATGACAGACGTTTCGGCACCGTCATACACCGCAGATGCGTGAAGCCGGTTCGCTTCGCTGACCGTATCCCACTCCTGGTTTGCCAGTTGCTCGATATAGCGCACCGTCCCACCGTCAACAGTGCGCTTGATGACGAAATAAACCTCGTCCTCATCACCGCCAGGCATGCAGCAGACGCTTTCAACAAAGCCGTCAACCTTGAGCCGGCACCATGCGACCACGCTTTCATCAAGATCGAACACAAGGCAACCGCACTCACCATCCGCCCTGACAGCCCAGACGCGCGGCTCAGGCTCAGTCTGGTATGCGATCGATACAAACCCGCCCGCTCCTGAAATCTGCCTGTGCAGGCGCGTTAGGTCGATTGTGCTGAACGATGATGACCCGTCTGCCGGCCCGAACCAGTACATGCGCTTGGCCGTCCGGTTGATAAACACAGCCGCATCGTCAATCACTGCCGGGTCCGCATCCAGCGACCCGCGTGTCTTGACCCCCCGTGACTTGACGTTCTCAGGCATCAGAACATCATCCAGTGCGTTCGATGATATCTCCGCCTCGAACCCTGACAGGCCTGCGACAAGGCGAGATGCCCCAGCCAGCCAGCGTGTCGAACTCATGCGCCCGCCAAATGTCCGGCCAATCGCCTGATCTGCGAGCGGGCCAATGGCGAAACTCCCGAAATCATCCGAAGCAGAGCCCCAATAATAGTTGCCCCGCGCCGTCCATAACCGCCCGTCAAACAGCGCCACCGCAGCAGGATAGCCATATCGGACGGACCATTCACCGAAATTCCAGAGCGTAGTGGCTGTCGTCTTGGCAAAGGGCTCGATCACATCGACCGTCACCTGGTTATCAGCGTCAACCGTGATAACCCGCGCCACACCATCAGTGACGCCTGAACCATAGGTAAGCTCAACCGTTGCCGTCCCGCTGCTATAGGCGGACATGCGCAAGCGGTAATAGATGATCTGGTTATCAAGGTCATCATCGATCGTCACGGCGGTCGCTGACGTGTAGCTGGCAAACGTGCCGAACGAATATTCATTGCCGATCGACCGCTCCAGCAGGATCGTGCCGGTGAATGTTCCCGTGATCGACACCTGGAACTGGCGCGAGGTCGTGATACCGCTCACACGTATTGCATCCGTCAGGTTATCGACTGCGCTGAAATCCTCAGTCTCAAACTGGCCGTCATGCGTCAGGCGGATCAGGGCGCCCACATCCGTTGTGGCAAACAGTTCTGTCGATGCTGTCAGGGTCGTGGTTCCCGTGCGCGCCGCAGCTGTCAGCGTCGTATCTGTCAGGTTGAGCGGCGCGAATGGCCCGTCATACTGGACCCACGGGCGAAAACTCCACGAGTTTTGCCCCCGGCGCTCAAGCACTTGCATCTCAGCCCCACCCCCGGCGAAGAACACGGTGTTCAGGGATTGTGCATGGCGAACGCTTGGAATCGCGCTCGCAAGATAAGGCGTTTCGATTTCCATGACGCCCGGCGCAATGCGGGCAAATCCATCAAGAGTCGCAGTCCCAACACCAACCATGCGGAACTCGACATAATAGGGTGATACTCCCGGCGTGAAGCTGACAATGTGGAATCCCGGCAGGAACGGGCTGTCCGTCAGAACCTCTTGCCCGCCAGCAGACGTGCCGACGCGGAGCACAAGAGGGCGGCGTGTGATCGTGAACTCGAATGAAACAAGATCAGTTGGCGCGGCTGTCGTGACAGACGATCGCGCAATTGCGATATTGCCCGCCGTGCCAGTGAATGTGATGACAGAGCCGACGATCCCGATGGATGACATTAGGCGTAAACCCCGAAGAATGAGCCGGTGAAGTCATATGTGAACGTATAATCAGGCGTTGGCGCAGCGCCGCCACCCGCCGGAACAACCGCGCTTTCGTCCGTGAATGTCCCAACTGTCGCAGCCGCGCCCGTCAGCGACACAAGCCCGCCCTCAAACACCAGCCTCAGAACATTGTCAGAGAACTCCATTGCGAACCGATCAGTCTCACTGAATATGAACGGGCGAAGATGGGCCGTCGCATCAGATGGCGTGGAGGCGACAAACACCGTTCCCGGCATCTTCGACATGCCCCCCTGAACGAGCGGAAAGATATTTTCCATGGTTTCAGCGCCGCGTTCGTAGCCCTCAAGGTCTGTGCGGGCGAGCGCTTCCTTGCCCATCTCGCCCTTGTTGAACGCGAGGACTTCGTTCTTGGACTTGACCATCAGTAATTCCTTGACGTGCGAATACCCTGTATCCGGGCTGTGACGAATGCCCCGGCTGGCTGGCGATAGACAGGATCACCCCGTGCATCTAGCGCCTTCGCATCGACCGTGCGGCTATCAACAGCCTTGCCAATTCGGACGCGCACCGCATCGCTCTCGTCAGTCGAAGGGTGAACCTCATCAGCGAGCCACGCAGCCACCATGTCAGCGAACTTCTGCGACCAGCTTCCCACCTGCGTGTAATAGGTTTTATCGATGTACTTGGCATAGGTGGTTTCCGAATTGGTCAGGATGCGCCCGCCACGGTCCTCGAAGTCGATCGAGGGCCGCTCAAAATCCGTTGCATTCGTCACCTTCAGCAGCCGGACACATGCAGCAGGCTTGTTGAATGTGTAGTCCCAGCCATCAAGCGCCGGCAGGACACTCGATAGCAGCACCGTGGAGGACGCAAAATTCCAGTCATGGTCCTCGAACCGGGAGGCAACAACGTCATCCCACGCATTCAGGCACTTCTTGACCGGCTTGCGGGTCTCATCCAGCGCCATGCTTTCAGGCTCACCGAGAAGCCTGAGCGCGTTGTTAATTATTGAGGCCTTGGTAGCCATCAGGCAGCCTCACTCTCCGCTTCAGCGTCAGCCTTCTTGGCTTTCGTGGGCTTCGGCGCAATAGCAGCCTTCACGGCAGCGCGGGTGTTCTCGGCAGCTGTGCGGGTCGCAGCAATAGCATGGGCGCGGATCGACGCGGCTTCCGTCGACAGGAAGCCCGTCTCCTTCTCAACAGGCTCGCCATTGTAGAACAGCCCGTGATGCTCGGCGCCGCCAAGCCATTTGCTGGACCAGCCTTTCGGGAACGTCTGAGGAGTGTAATCCGTCAGCGCAATCCGCTCGCGCGTGACGCATTGGCTGGTGCTCAGGGACTGAGCCATGACCTGGAGTTCACCGAACCGGGAATAGTCCTGCCACTCGATCTCGATGATATCGCCAACGGTCAGCATGTCAGACGCCATCACCTTGCCAAAATACTCAGGCGAGCGAACCTCCTCGATGGAATGATCCACGGGAACGCGGCAGAGGTACTTGTTACGCGACTTGCCTGCGACTTCGAGGCTGATGTTTTCCATCTTGCAGTGGGCGGTCATGTTCTCTCCATGAGCAAAGGGGCCAGTGTTTGTGCAACACTAGCCCCCCGCATGGTGATAGCGCGTGAACGCTATTAGGCCGTGGCAGCCACAGACAGGGCCGTCTCGGTCGAGACCGTTGCCGCGTCACCGCTTACGTCAATGCAGACGTAGATACTGGCATCTGCCGGAGCAGCCGCCATCTTGGCAGTCGTGGACACCGGCACGGCAGTCGTCCAGACCGTCGCGAACACGATGTCGCCTGGTTCCATGCCGCGAGCTGCGCCATCCGAGAAGTGGAGGGCGGTATCAACGACACCCGTGGCATCAATGCCATGGTAGACCCAGATGTTGGTGCCGAGAGGACCAATCGCAGGCAGGGCCAAGGTGAGATAGTTCGTATTATAAGCCATAGTTCAGGGTTCCTTTGCTTACGCGATGGCTGCGGTGTCGTCGGTGATCGCACGGATCACGCCACGAGGCAGGGCGAGGGCGCGAGCGTCCTTGACCTTGCCCCATGTTTCCCAGCGGTCTTCAGGCTCGTAGTAATACATGTGAACCTCTGGCTCGCCAGCAATCTGGTGGGCAACCGCGTCTTCATGCCAGATGTGGCAATCAGCCGTCGATGTACCGAGACCGGAAAGGTTCGTGGCCATGAACCACTTCACGCCCAGCCAGTTCCAGTAGCCATTCTCACCATAACCCGCCGTGCCAGCATCGACCTTCTTGACGGCGGTATAGTCTGCCGACTTGAACTCGTTGATAGTCATCATCTGGCCGAGGGCCTTCGGTGTCAGAGCGCCCCAGACACGGCCATCAGCAGGGACATCGTTTGCCCAGAGCTGCGTGGTCCATGTCAGGATGCTGCCGAGAGTGCCGAGATCAACAGCAGAGGCCGAAACCTCATTGGTTGTGGAGTCGAGCATCTCGATAATGCGCGCATCCGACTTGCGGTGACATGCAGCAATGACCTTGCGGTACTGCTGGGCGCGGTAGTTTGGGTTACCCTTGAAAGCATCAAAATCATCGATCTTGTACTTCTTGAAGAACTCTTTCGGGGTGTCCGACACTTGGCTGTTCACCAGGTTAGAGACGGGGATCGAGCCATCACGGCCACGTTCCATTGCCTCATCGGTCAGTCCGGTTACATCCCAGTAGATGGTGCCGGCGCGGTCGAGGCCATCAGAGCGAACTGCCTTCATGAACAGGGATTTCTCCCGCTCGAAGTCCGTCTTGAACTCGTTGTTGTACATGCTGCGCTCAAGGGCGCTCACGGTATTTACAGACATGATTTAGGGTTCCCTTGTCTGGGTTGAATCAAAAAAGGGCGATAATGGATATGCCTGCGGATAAGCCCGTGAGGGGGCCGCGTTGGCGTCCGGGGTAGTTTATCGCAGGGCCGGTTTCCCGGTAAGCTGCGTGACCTTGGATCTACCCCTCGCCATAACGGGCAGGCCCTTGGTCAAGGCACGTACGTACTACCGTGCCGATCTTGCTTTACGCTCCATCAGCTGCTGCAGGCGGGCGCCCGGCGCTGAAACTTCGGCGTATTTGGCTTTGTCGGTGTCCCGATAGCCCTCTAATTTCTTGATCTCCGCATCCAGGTTGTCACCTGCCAGGCCGTCACCGCTCACAAGCGTCTGGAGGAACACAGGGTCCTCGCCAGAGGCGCGCGATGCGGCAGCCATTGCCTTGATGAACCGCTTGTCAGTGCCGAGGACGCTGCCATTGGCGAGTGTGATCTGGAGAATGTCGTCAGGGTCATCCACGTCGAAGAATGACTGGATGCCCGCCTCGGCATACTTCTTGTTGATCTCGTACTCCGAACCCCACTCAATCTTGAGGTCTTTCTCAGCCTGGACGCGGGCCATCTCAGCACCAGCCGCCATCTGGGCCGTCTGCTCAGCGAGGAGACCATAGTACAATTCGTGAGCCTGGTTGACACCTTCAGGAGTCGCGAGGAACCCGCCCTTCTTGTGAAGCTGTTCAGTGATCGACCCGAGAAACGCCTTATCAGCGTCGGAGACTTCAAGGCCATCCGGCACGGCAGCCGTGATCGTGTAATCCTTGGCGGCAGTCGGGATGCCCAGCTTCTTGTTGAACTCGGCCTTCTGCTCATCGGTGGCATCTTCGCCTAATAGCTTGATAACGCCATCGTCGCGGTTTCTCAGGGCTGTCTGAGTGTCCTTGAACGCCTTGTTGAAATCGGCAGGCGTGTTGTATTTCTGCAGGTCCTTGTATGACTTGTCGTCTTCGCCAGCGAGAGTGCGGCGCCAGTCGGAGGCATCGGGAGCTGGGCCGTCTGCCACAGGAGCATCAGGTTGCGTTCCCTTATCTGCCACAGGTGCGACAGGAGGAGCGCCCGCGACGGGGGCGGTTGTGGGGGCAGGTGCGGCATGGGCTTCAGGTGCAGTAACATCAGACATGAGTAGGCCTTTCGGGTCTCTATGCTGCCATTATGCACGGGGGCTGGGGATACGGTGTGAATGGCCTATTCGTCAGGCTCACGCGCCTCGAACAAGCGGATATCTGCAAGGGATGCCAACTGGTAGCCAACCCACTTGCGGCCAGCCAGGAACCCTGCTGAGCGTTCTGACATGACCGCAGGTTCAGATGCCGTGATCGGGGCCAGCACGTTCAGGAGCAGGTTCGCAATGATCCGCTGTTGCGGGCCGGTTGCCGTGCCACGGAAGAATGCACGGGCTGCCAGTTGCTCTGCCTCGTCGAATGGGCGGGACTGATCGGCGTGGAGTACGTTGGTCATGCGTTCAGCTCCGCAATGCGCGCATTACACTCTGCCAGTTTCCAGGTTGCCGTCGTGACCGGGCCGCAGACTTCATCATTCGCGTCTAGCGTCTGCTTGTCAGTGGTCGCCATCACTTAAATCCTTTGTGGTTCATGTCCCCTCGCCCCGATTTCCTTGGGCGACGTGGTAAAGCTCGTGACGCAGGACAGGGCCAGCGTCGTCTATCGAGATAATCATGGTTGACAGCGTGTCGCCTGCTCTACGGTAGGTGCAGGCGTGGCCGGGCACTCCGACTTCTTTCAGGCACTTAGCCATGACGGTTGGCCTGTCGAATGCCTGTGTCATGTATAGCTGGCCAGATTGCAGCGGCTCAGCGGGCTTGCCTGCAATGTAGGCGTCGAAATTAGCAGCCGACTGGCAGGCCGACAGGACCAGCGCCAGCACGATGGCGATCAGGGCTATCCATAGGGCGTGGCCGGTGCGGTCGGTCATGCGTAGTATGCCGATAGCTTAGTCTGATCCGACGCACTGATAGGACCGTCAACAATGATCAGGCCACGCATGTCTACCGCTGGCAGGGCATAGGCTCCGCTGATCGATTGGTTCGCCGCGTACACGGCAGTTCCGTCTTGCTTCATGTACCAGACAGAGGCTGTCGATCCGAGGTTTGGTAGCGTGGCGTTTAGCACATCATCCACGCCGTCATAATCAACATATCGGTGCAGGTAGGCTGCTGGGACTTCTTTGACTGAGACGTTATCGATTGATACAGGCCCGGCCATCGACCCAGCGTGAGCATAGACAGCAAGCGCCGTGCCCCCTTTGACAGTCACAACGGCAGATGAGACAGCGTGCATATCACTAACAACAACGGTACTAGTGGTTCCTGTTCTTAATGATAAACCCGATGTGCCCACAACAGACCAAGAGATTAAGTAGGTCTTGTTTTCTTCAAGGATGGGGGTAATGGGGTTTAGAAACCCAGACGCTACTGCGTCATGTGTCGCCACTCCGCCGCTGATCGTCCAGCCGGTGCCTTTAGTCCAGTCCGTATCCGTGTCAAACGTCCCATTCGTCACCAGCTCAGGCTGCGCCGCCATAGCTGCTGCGTATCCCGCTTTGCCAGTATTGGCTGCGGTCTTGTAGAGAGGACGGGCTGCATCGCTTGGGGCTATGGCGTGGTGGCCGGGGAGTTCCTGACTTGTGACGCCCGAAAACGACCAAGATACACCCGGCCCAGTACAACTAAAGTCCACTCGATTATCCGACCCAGTGTATAAAATAAGTTCGCGATAACCTTCCGGGAAGGTTATCTCCAGATAGTCAAGTACACCCGCACTAACCACGTTCAAATAAATATTATGTCCTGCCTCAGGTCCATCTGGATAAGCGTAAAAACGTATTCTATACCACTTATATGCTTCCAAAGTGATGCGATATGAACCACTACCGGAACCGTCTCTATATAGGCTATACTTGCCCGCAGATTCCGATTGATAGCCTACAGTTCCGTTTGGGACTAATGTCGGCGCTATGTCAGCCGCCGACGCAATAAACGCCGCCGCCGTCTTCCCACCCATCTGGCTCTTGTCCAGCATGATGCCGACAGTCTGACCGTCTGCGCTGACAATATCACCACCAGTTCTTGACTGGTAGAGGCTGCTCAGGTCTGACGGGTCGTAGAATGCCTGTGTGCTGCTCACCTGATTAGGGGAGAAGGCCAGGCCAGACACTGCGCCCATCTGCATTCGTATGCCAATACCGACGCCTATCATCTACCAGAACGCCACAATGCCGTCAGCGTCGGTATTGCCTGCGAGAACGCGCGTGACGCAAATCGGCAGGAATGTCCCGCTCGGAACCCCCGGAATAACCAAGGTGACTGGCGTATCACCATCAGTCGCCATGTTGACCTCAAGGTCTCCGCCCGTGCCGACATAGACCGCTCGGGTCGTATAGCCCAAGTCAGTGTCATCGCTTGGCGTGACAGCAACCCCGTGTCGTGCAGACTGGGTGGCTGATGCCCCCCTCGAATAATCTAGTGCAGCCATTAGCCGGCCCTCCTGTTGTTAATCATACGACTTCCTCGCCCTTCATGGCCTTGGCTGCCATGCGCAGGTTCTCTGGATTAGCGCCAAGGGCAGACTGGCCAACCTCCATTGCCTGCGCCTCTTTCTTCGCAGCATCAGCGGCCTCAGCATCAGCCTGGCGCTTCGCCGCAACGTCATCGAGCTTGCGTATCCATGATGGTGGGATCTTGCCTTCAGCGCCGTCCCTTGCAGCTGCGTCCATGTCGAACTGGTCGATCGCAGAAATCACCGCCGGATGCTGGGTCGCAATCATGCCCGACACAGTCTGGATCAGGCCATCGAACTGGTTTGCTTTCTGCTTGCGCAGCGCGTCCGACAGCGGTGTCTCGAACTCGAACCGGATTTCCTTGCCTTGCAGAACCTCGGGCAATCCCTCGATCATGCCATCAGGGCGAACCTTGCCGAATGCACCCTTGGCCATAGCCCGCGTGAAGATCGAGTCCATGATGTGGGCATTCTCTGCCTCCATCGGCTCGAAGATCGGGGCAGCTTCACGGGTGTATATCTCGATACGCTCAGCCACTTCATAGGCCGTCATGTCGCTATGGTCGGGCAGCTTCAGGACGTTCTGGTAGAATGCCGTCCCAATGCGCTCAGCCATCCGCTCGCTCAGGTCCATTGCATAACGCGGGTCGCCAGCGTCGATATTGGCGATCGGTGCGCCCATCCCCTTCGAGTCATAATCGTCCGAAATGAACGTCACCGTATTGGCGCGCAGGTCCAGATCACTGAGGATGACACCCTTCTTGGCGTACTTGGCGGGCCTCACAGCCTGCTCAACGCTGGTCAGGAGCGCCTCCTCGACACTGTTGAGGGTACGGGCATCAGCCAGCGCAACGCTTGTGCATGGGCTTCTGGCGTAGTTCTCGCCTGATACACTCATCCACTCTCGAACAGTGAATGGGAATGCGAGGAAGTAGTATTCGGCCAGCGTGGCATCGCCCTTGATGCCGTCAGCCATATAGATCGAGCAATACTTGGCCATCTGAGGCACACGCTCTTTCTTGCCGTGAGTGCCGGGCTCGATCGGCGTTACCGTCCGGCAGATCGTCTTGATCTCCTCGGTGTGACCCTTGTCCCAGTCCATGCGCCATTCGCGTGGCAGGATTTCAGGACTGCCTTGGCCGAGCAGCTGCACGATCTGGCGAAGGGTCAGCTTCATCTTGTTGTGCAGGGTATCGACCATGCCATCAGCGTTCTGGGACCATGCGCAGTCTCGCAGGTGCATACAGGAGAACTGAAGGCCAGACTGGTCAGAGCGGTACGAGTGAGACACGACAGATGCACCGAATGTCACATAGTCATTGTCGCTTTCGTTCATCACACGGGTGAACATGGCTCGTGGATCATAAACGATATTGCGCTGGGTTGCTGTTGCGTCACCACACCAGATACGAGCCTCATCATCCTTCATCACGGATATCGGGCTGGCAGTGGCCTTGAACCAATCCTTGCCGCGCGGGCGGATCATAGCACCGAGATTGTTGGCCATGTCCCTACGCATGATCGACGGCAGCGAGGTGTGCACACCATCATAGCGCTCATCAGCAGCGGCATAGGTTGTCGTGAAGTCAGCGCGTTCGGGGTAGAATATCTCAGCCTGCGCCTGCCATAGCGGCAGGAACTCTGATTGACGTCTGAATGCACGTTCGGACGCCTTCATAGCCTTGGCGCCACGCTCTTGCAGTTCGCTATTGCGCTGCGGTTCCTGCTGTTCTTCCGACGCGCCTGTGTATGCCATCAGCCGAGGATCGTGTTCTTCTGGGTGGATGCGCCGCCGTAAACGCCACTGCCAAGAACATTATCAAACAGGGTCGATGTGCGGTTCTTGCGCTTACGGCCTGTGCGCTCCTGCTCAATCTGGGCTTCACGAACGCTCGGGCTGTCTTCAGTCGGGATCACCTTTGGCGCCGGGGGTGGCGGAGGTGGTGGTGGGGATTTTGGCGTCTTGAACATGTAGGTGTTACCTCCTGCCGTTCACCTTACGGGATGGGAGGATGACAGATTGTGAATACCCTCTCGTGCGCCTTGCCTCGACATGAGACTGGCGGTTCTCCTTGGCCATTGGGTCAGGCTCAGCCCATGCGAAGAAGAAGCCCCATGCGAGATCAGGTGAGCGGCCAATGCGCTTGACGATCGAGTCATTTTTCTCAATTCGGATCGTATCGCGCATGTCATTGTGCTTCATCTCACGGAATGCCGTCAGTTCCATCAGGATGTGGCGGCCAGGTGGCAGGGCAATGCTGTCACCATGCTCAGGGTCCAGCCCTTCGCGCAGTCGCCAGACATACTCGTCACGCTTGAGCCCGAACTTGCGGCCATCACGGGCCTTCACATCCGAACCAGAGCCACCCTTGCAACGCTTCACGTTGAAGTGGTTGGACTCCATCATCGAGCAGACGCCAGAGCCATAGCCACCGCCACAGTCCACGTTCATCTGCGGATCATCACGGGCCACGCCGAGTATCATCGCGCCTTGCTTGTCAGTCGTATTGACCTCAGTGCCGGGCTTCACGATCGGCTCATTGAAGAACGTCTTGTGCAGCGGAACACAGGTCATGCGGTCCTTGCCACCATCAGCCATGTCCACGCCGATTGCAGACATGGGCTCATACAGTGGCGAATTGGGATCGACCTCGTGCCGGCGCATCCTCCAGCGTTCCTGAGCCTTGAGAACCCACTCAGTCGGGATGACCTGGCACTCTGCATCCTCCATCGTGGATGTGAACTTGCCGCGAAGCAGTGCGTCTTGCAGGTGTTGCGGCAGGCTGGCGAGCTGGGAAGCATAGCCGCTCTCAAGCAGGTCAGGGTTGTCTGACAGTGCGGCAGGGATGAACGTGCGAGACTTGGGGCGAACCTCAACCTGTGTTCCCTGCGCATCCGTGATGTAACCAACCCAGTCAGCCTCGACCTCAATCGTCAGACCCTCGATCTTGGTGAACCAGCGCAGTTCTCCGGGCTTTGCAGGCCCCTTGTTCAGCGGATCGGCGTACTCAGGGTCAAGCCAAGGCGCGAACCAATCGAAGATCCAAAGTCCCTCGGGCGTCAGTGGTGGGTTGGAAGCAAGCACAACACGGCAACGCTGGCCGGATATCGTCGTCCGATTCCAGCCCATGATGTACTCGATGATGTCTTCCTGAAACTGCACAGCCTCGTCAAAGCCATAGAAGTCTGCCGCACGACCTTGGTACGCTTCAGCATCCTTGGCACTCTCGAATGCACCGAACTCAACCGCGCGATCGATCCCGCCCGTCAGTGTCGTGGGTATCTTCCAGACGTGCTTCTGGCTGTTATAGCCCTGCGTCGATCCGACAATCTCACTCAGGCTTGGCGCAAGACCACCTTCCCCATCGATGTCCTTGAACTGGCGACGGAACAGACGGCTGACACGATGCTCATTGGCAGCGAGGCCGAGCAGAAGCTGGGATTTCCCGCCACCAGCCGCACCGCCATAGTACAGCAGGTCAGACTTGGAGAAATAGGCTGCGCTCTGAGGGCCTGGATTGGCGTGCCAGAGCTTGCCACCGATCTCAGTTTGATCCGCCTCCTTGGACAACGCCGCCTTGGTGGCCGGGTCCATATCCTTCAGCTTGGCTGTGATTTCGTCCAGAAGCGTCATTTTTACCTATCACCAGTTGCATTTTACTGGGATTGAAAGTGTCGGCCCGCGAATATGGCTATTCAGATCGCGCAGCGGTTGCATTTTCAAAGCTCCGCCTCACCAGTCAGGATCATGGCTAGCTTCCGGGCAAGCGCACGATCATCTGTCACCTGTATCGGCTCATCGGTCTCTGGATCACCACCAACCAGCGCAGTCTTGTCGCCGTACTTCTTGGGGATCATCTTGCTCAATGCCCACTTGCGAGTATCGACGCGAAGCCTAGCGCGCATTACGTCTTCAGGGTTTCCCTCGTCAGCAATTTCCAGCATGTCATCGAACATATGTCCGGCTCGATCCTCAGTCGCACGTGTGTAATTGTTACGAAATTCCTCGTATGTTCTGATCCATCGATAAACCGTAGGGGCAGCTGGCATCTTCTTCTCATCGGTAATCTTCTTGAGGCTTTCACCATTGGCCAGCCTGCCGCAGATCGCATCTCCCACCTCTGATGTGTATTCAGACGGACGGCCTACGGGGTTTGGTTCCGCTTTGACTTCAGGCTTTGTTGCCTTTGGTTTGCGTGGCTTCTTTGGCTTATCGGTGAGTTTGTCCTCAGGCATTTCCACCTCCCTCAAGTTCGCTGCGTTCGGCTTCGACCTTCTCTTGTCTTGCTGCTCTGGTTTGCATGTGAACGAAGGTTATGCCTCCAATGATGATTGAGAGAACGAGGATTGCGATTGTTATGGTGAGGCTCATGCCTGCATTCTCCATAGTTTGATTGCGGCCTGGTGATGGGCTCGCTTCTCTGCGTTCAGGTGTTCAGGGTCCGGGCTTGGAATGATGATGCTGGCCCTGTCACGGTTGGTAAACTCGAAGGCGACACGCCCATCAGGCTCTATGAGCTTTCTGACGAGGCGGATCGGGTGGTCTGTGTTGGCGTTGCGGGGGTAAGTCATGAAATCCTCCGCGTGAAATCTTCCGGGTTGGCGTCCTTGGCCGCTTGCGATGCTTCCACCCCCCCAAAGCATTGACCCTTGCAGGCAGGACGCCCAGTGCGCACCGAGAACCGGAGCGGCGCGTATAGGAGAAGGGAGGTGGTATTCTGTGTGGTCATCCGACCATCCTTTGAGGGCTCGTCACAGCAACAGGCTTGCCGAACCGATTGTGAAGCCACGGGGCAATTGCGTCAGACAGGACCAGTGCACCGGATATGCTGGCCACCGGGTGAGGCAGTCCGTCCGATGCGAACTTGCGTCCAATCCTGCTTGTGAAGCTGCGCACGAAATCGTCCTTGATCTCTCCACCGTTTCCGTAACCAAGGCGCTCCGCAGCTGCGTCGTAAAGCTCGCATACCTCGGATCGCGAACGGACACGGGGATAATTCTCCATCAGTATGCCAAGGAATATAGCCTGCCAGACCGGAACATCGAGTGAATGGCTAAGCTGGAACGCGAGGTTCACACCCGATAGCCGGCGCATCTGCGCTTCCAGTTCTTCGACGTATTCAGGGTCAGTCTTTGTAATCGTTTCAAGTGCACGCTCACGTCTGGCAAGAACGAGCCCGCGACATACCTGGGACCGATCGCGCCGGAAGAGGCGGCCAATCTGGGACTGGCTCCAGCCCTTCTGCTCCTCAAGGGCAAGGTATGCCCGCCTCCGAAGCCTGCTGATGCTGGCGAGTTTGGAGCGTCCGCGCAAGTCGTCTGCGCTATAGCCGCGCGTTTCGGCAATGGCCTTGACCAGTGACATGGCGCTGGGTGCGGTTCGGATCAGAGAGAGTGTCATGTTCAGCCCCCTTGGCTTGGTTTCTGTAAAAGACCCGCGCCGGCACGAATGGGGATGGGAACCGGCGCGGGGTAGAAACTGCGACTGTGTGGACGGTCGCAGCGTTCATTGGGACGCGGCTCTATTCAGCCGCTCCGTTTCGTGGAATGTGATCGGGTTCAGTGTCGGGCTGCTCGTCCGGTTCAGCCTTGACCGCCCATACGCGACGAAAGGATTCCGCTGCCCGATCCTCTGCCGATGGCTCGCACCCCTCGAATGGCGTGTCATCGTTGAGGCGGGCCTCGGCCTGATTATAAACAAGGCTCCCCGGAACAGCCTCGTATGTGCCTATCGGCCAGTCCGGTTCAGGAGCCGCTACAGGCGCGCTTTGCTCTGGCTGGGTCTCCGGTGCCAGAAATGCGCGCAACGCCGCTCTGGCGGACTCCTGACGCAATATGCGGGCGCTGGCGCGGTGTACGGCCTGCTGGTCTTCAGCGTGGCCGACCGTGGCGAGGTCTGTGTCTGCTGCCGCAGCCTCAGCTATCAACTCTTCCAGTGTCTTGTCTGTCATGGTGGTTCCTTTCGTTAGGCTGGGGTGGAAGTTTTGGAGTCGCCTTCCCATCCAACCGGCATGGTGAAGCCAGCGGCGTTCTTGTGCCCTCCGCCTCCGTAGGACTTTGCGATTTCGGAAACGTCTGCGCCGCCTTGGCTGTCATCGCTGCGAAGCGAGAAGACGCGGCCATCAGGGGTGTCCCAATAACAGGCGGCAAAGGGTGGCGTGACCATTTCTCCCTGAAGGTTTGGCGAGGCGTATGGGCCGCACATCAGGTGCCCGGCGTCACTGGTCAGCGTGTACGGCAGGTTTGCCACTGGCGCCCATTGTCCACCGATCACCATTTCGCGGCGCAGCTTGGCGACCAGTTCAGCAACGTCCTTGTGGTGTTTCAGTTCGATGGCTGCGCCGCCATCCATCGCGGCTGATGGGTTGGTTTCCAGCAGAAGTTCCATCAATTCCCAATTCTCAAACGTGTAGGGATGGGCGAAAATGAAGGCATTCACCTCTCGGGACTGCTCCAGCTTGAACCGCCACAGATCGCGGTCCTCGACGTAGTTCACCAGATCTGGGCGCGGCGTATCCGGGTGGAAGAAATCCCACGCAATGCCCGCGCCAGAGCGGTCCATGTCGAAGACTGCGCGAACGGGCCAATCGCTGGCCTGCTCCCATCCCTTGCGCCAGCGAAACGGGTCATAGTCCGGCCCAAGGTCAGCAAACCCATTGCCAGGCTGTACCAAGCCATGAAGATCGGACTGCGCCGTTTTGTGATGGTCGAGGATCAGGATCGAATTTGCCTGATTGACATCACCGCTCCGCAGCATTCCCTCAAGCACGTCGCGCTTGTAGCTGAAATCCACGATAACGACGTTCTTGTCTGCAACGTTCGGCGGGGCCTCACCATAGACGCCGGGAATGTATTCGACGCTATCGCCGAACCGTTTCCAGACAGCCCACGCTGCCGTGAAGCCATCGGCGCAATTTCCGTGGTAGATACAAATATCTGGTGTCACGCTGCTCGTTCCTTCGCGTATGTCTTGCAGGCCACAGGGCGCTGCGCTTCGATTTCGTTGATCATGTCCTGGAGTTCGCACTGCCGCCTGCGGAGCCAGAACAATAGCCCCGGTGGCGACAGGCCGAGTTCGCGAGCGGCTGACGACCGGGACCGGCCCGCAATGTCCGACAGTGCGACCGTGCGCAGGCGATAGTCTGCCTCGTCTCCCGATAGTTCGCTTTGGTTGCGACCGTCGAGCAGGGCCCGGTACAGTTCCGGCCACATCTGAAGCCATTTCCACACTGCAGCAGTCGAGACGCCCTCAGCGCGCGCGAAGTCGCTGATGTTGCCGCCTGCCTCAGCGATGGCCCAGCCGCGAACACGGCGGTCGCGGTGGCCTGCGTGTCCAAGTGCGGGGTAATGGGTCATGCGACGCTGCTCCACTTGCCAGCCAGCGGGCGGGTTGCCTCGTAGTGGGCTTTGCATTTGCCCATCGTGTAACCGTCAATCTGGTGTTTCTTCGCGCCGCAGGGTTTCAGTCCCTTCGGGGTCTGGACCCAATGAGTGCAGGTTTTCGATGGTGGGGGCTGGTTGCCTTTCCAGTGCGAAATTATCGGGGCGGCGACATGGTAATCTGGCGTCTCCATGCGCTCACGCTTCTGGCGGATCGCGCTGGAAACACGACGCCCGGAGTCGAGACCTAGCGCCTCTGCAATGTCGCGGGGCCTCATGCCCTGCTCGTGGAGGACCATGATTTTTGCGAGTTGCCCGGTGTGGCGGGTCATGCTGCTTGCTCCTGTGGCTGGGTTAGTCCGAATTTCTCGTACAGGGCGCGCGGGTAGGCCGCTGAAGGGCTGTTCGGGGCCATCGTGTGGCCATGCCGATCGCCGTACCATTCCCCTGTCTTGGCGAACGCCTCGAAGCAGAACTCCAGCGCGTCCACCGGCTCGGCTGTAGCCTGCCCCATGTCACGCGGCATCCAGTTTTCGTAAAAGCCACCAGACAACCATGTGTGCAGTCCCTTGTGGTAGCCGCCCTCTGTCGTCTTGGCGTACATGCGAGCCGCTCTGACGATGGCCCTCAGGTCATGCGTTTTGGAAATTCGCTTCAGCAGATCAGTACAAAGCGCCTTTGATTTCGATCGGGACAATCCTGTCTTGGACCAGGCCTTCCATATTTCTTCCAAAGCAAGCGAGGCGTCGTCAGACGACCCTTTAGGTTCTAAGGGAGGTTTTGGAAGGTTTGGGTCAACGGGGCTTACGTGTGACGTAAACGTGGTTGACGGGGCCACGTCAGCCTGTTTTACGGGTACAGATTTTGACCCGTCCATATTTTTACCCGTCACGAAGGGAAGCGCGTGGACTTTTTGGAGGTCAATACGGTATTCGATCGTGAACCCATTTGAGCACTTTCGCTTACCGTCCTCGATCAGAATGCCGTCTTCCAGAAGCCCCTTGATTGTCGATATGACACCCTGACGACTGGCCTCAATCTCGTTGGCAATCGTCGCCTTCGAACACCACACTCCGGTGCCGTCATCATTGGCGCGGTCTGCCATGTAGGACAGAACGGCCTTGCGCATCATGGAGCCGATCTTCTTGCGGTAGACGAGAGAGACAATGTGCTTGCTCATCGGCTTCCCTCGATCGCTTGCAATTCAGACGCGTCAGACAGAACCAGGTCGCAACCCAGATCAATCCAGAGGTCAACTGGACCAATTCTTCCCATGCGGTTTTTGGCCACATACAGCTCAACCTTGTTCTTGGTCCGCATGTTGTCCTCTTGCCATGTGCGGTGGCCAGCAGGGTCAGTCTTCCAGTCCGGTTCTTGTCGGGCGATGTAGTAGTTTTCACGGTAGACGAAGAACACCTTGTCCGCGTCCTGTTCGATTGATCCGCTGTCCCTCAGGTCATCCAGTGTCGGGCGCTTGTCCTCACGGCCCTTCAGGCGGGCAAGCTGGCTAAGAACGATGACAGGACAGCCCATGTCTTTGGCAAGCGCCTTAAGCGCGCCAGTAACTTTCCCAACAGCAACAGAGTGGTTTTCACCCCGGTCCTTTTCGATGTTCATAATCTGCAAGTAGTCAACCACAATCAGGTCGAGGCCGCCCAGCATCTTGGCCGCCGATCGGCTCTTGATGAGAATTTCACGGGCACTTTGCGATGAGCGTGAGTTGATAACAATGTTTTTGGGGAGGGCGTCAGGGATGCCGTCAAGACGGTCCATCGCTGCGATCGTGACTGTCGCATTGTCAAGGTCGCGGTAATCAACCTTTTCAACACCCCGCCGTAGAGCTTCGGCTGATATTGTGCGCATGGCGAGCTGTTCTTCGCTCATCTCCTGACTGAACAGGGCAACACGCTTTCCCTTGAAGCCCGCCCCGAACGCAATGTTGCGAGCAACGCAAGTCTTTCCCATAGAAGAAGCGCCAGCGACGATAACCAGGTCGCCCGATCGCAGACCGCCTATGAAATTGTCCAGCTTGGCAATACCCGTAGCAATGCCGCGCTCACCACCAGTTTCAATGGAGTGACGAACATCAGCCAAAACACTGCGGGCAAGATCAGGTGTGCGAGACCAGTCCTGTTCCGGTGTTCCGACAACACTGCTGCGCATCTTGTCCATGCTGCCCTCGAAGGCGGTCAGCACCATTGCCGGGTCTGTGTATCCCTCACCAAGGCCAAGAGCGCTCTCCCGCAATTCATCAGCAAGGCGGATCAGTTCGCGGCGCTGGTGCGTATCGATAATCATTTTAACGGAATCGTTGATCTCTGCCCCAAACACCTCATAGTCGAGGAAGTCTGCTAGCTTGTCCTCACCGCCGAAGCTGGCAACGAATGATTCACCAAGATAATCAACCAAGCGAGGGCCATTGGCGATGCTGCCCTTTTTGATCAGGTCACGCATTCCACCCCATATGCGGGCGTTGGATTCAATGTAAAAATGATCAGAAAGCAGGGCATCGCACCGCGACATGGCAGCATTATCGAATAGAACAGATCCAATAACAGCCCACTCAGAATCGATGCTATAAGGCGCGGTTCTATTGTTCTGTGTCGATGTCATCGTTTTTGCCCAGCCCATTGAATTGATTTAGCACATTCTTCGCAGCGTCGCCAATCGTGACGAAGCCGGGAATGGCTGGCGGCTTGTCCGCTTTTCCGGCATTGTCCGGTGCGGGAATTGTGGTATTAGAAGTCATCGGGGCGCTTCTCCTCTAAGTGGGCGCTTCGTAAGGGCGGCTTGAGGTCTGAAACACCTCGCCGCCCGCCTTTTATCCCCTAGAACGCGAACCATTGCAAGGGCTTACTATCGTAAATCACGGCGCAAGTCCGCCAGTGTCCGCCCGTATTCGCCGCCGTACATGTCCATGCAGGTCATCCGCAGAGCGTGTGTTACCATGGTTTCCGAACGGTCGATGTAGTCCATGATGGATTCGACCGAGTGGCCCTCAGTGAATGCTAGGCGAATGAAATTGCGGATGCGGTCGTCGAAAAACGCATGGGTGTTCATCGCCAGGCGGCGATGTGGACGCGAGCGCAGTTCTTTGTGGGTCGTCATCATGACGCGGGCGATCTGGGCTAGTGAGTGTTTCATGCGATCACCTCATCAAATTTATCTGCCTCATTACCCCATGTTTTCCACCCCTGCCGTGCTTGTCGGCTGAACAGCTCTAGCCTGCGCGCGCTGGGGATTAACGCCTCCGCTGCAGCAAACGCTTCGTCGGGCTTTCGGGAATGCTCTCGGATTGGACCTTCAATGACTGACCGGACGTTTCGCGCTGTCTTGGGAGACCCAATGGTTCCAATCAAAAACGGCTCACCAGCGCAGCGCAGAATATAGCCTGTGCCGAATGCTTGTAAATTGTTTACGGTCTTTTTGCTCCAATGACCCGCTGTTTTGTACTGGAAGCCCCATGCGCGCAATGTCTCAATCCCTTCAGGCAGGAGGGGATTGGTGCACCACAGCCATAGAAGACAATCAGGTGAAGCAAGATCCCCAACAGGAAGGGATTTTATCCAATCCAAAGACGTGCAATCATATTGCGCCTTGGCGTTCTTTGCCTCGCCAGCCCTTGACCAATTGTCGAAAGACCAAGGCGGATCGGCCATGATAAGATCATAGCCAAATGTTTTGAGGCTTCCGAATGGCCACGTCATGTCCATCCCCTAACAGCCTTGGCGTTGCGCGCGTAGCGGATCGATCCACGGGCTATTGCCTCGCGTGCGTCGCGGGCGCGGATGAAGGCGGCGGACTTGGCTTCTGCCTCATGGTTTAGGCAAAGGCGGTTTGGCTGGCAGCGGTTGCAGGCGCTTGATTCAGCCATTGCACTCACCCCAATTCGCCTGACAGAGAGCCCCCTCCATGTCGAATATCCAATCGCCCTGACGTTCCACCATTTCTCTGAGCGTTTGACGGGAATATTCAGCGCGGAACCTCGCCACTCCGGACGCAGCTAAACTGGACGCCAAAGCCTCCATCCGCTCCCACCAGTCGTGTTGATCAGGCTCATCTCTCGCTAACGCGGCCAGTTGTGCTTCAGACTTTAAAAAACAACCTGTGCAATTTCCGCCGCCCTTAGGTAGAGCGAGATCGAAGGGTTGCGTCTCCCAAAAGTCCCATACATCCCGAACGGACACCCCTGCGTCTGCGAGCGGAAACCACCTAACGACACGCTTATCTGTGGACGCCCTTAGCCTAGTAGGCTCGTCGGCCCGAAATCCAACAGCGTTAGTCCAGCCCTTCCAGCCCTCAGAGATCAGGTAGCGGCGCGCTGGCAGTATCTTGAGGTGCTCGGTACAAAATCGTTTAGATTGGTCTGGGCACGCTTTTTTCCGGCGAATGAGCCGCTCGAAAGGCTCCCCATCCCTGCTGGCAGAATTGTGAGACACTGTTCTGAAAATGGGTCCGTCAGAGCGATCACCATCCTCGACCCAAACAATGTTGATCCCCCACCTGACGCCACACTCTCTAACAAAATCCAGAGTTTGGGGCCGCTCCTTGCCCGTGTTAGAAAAAACGACCCTGCAACACTCAGGCAACCCAGCGTTTGCCTCAATTATTTGGTGCAGCATGTAAGCACTGGTGCGACCACCACTAAAGCTGATTTGCACGTTACCGGTCGGCAAAATGTAAGCGCTCATGCCGCTTCCATCCTAATCGCCCAGACAGAGCGTCCGAGTTCTGTTATGCTGTACCGGCCGCATGGATTGCCGCGCTCGGATGTGTGCCCTTGCCGTCGAACTTCTCGACTTGGCTGGCAGCGGTTGCACGTCATACCAGCCCCCTATTCACCAAATACTTGCGGCTAAGCCTGAACCACTGGATCGGTCTACGGTGGCAGGTGTCACGGCTGGACAGGAGGAAAACCCCGGTGGATTCAAACTGCCAGCCCTTCAGCACTGCACCCATGACCCGGCCATCGATGTGGGCAGGAGGTGGGCAGACTTCGCGGACGTGGTTGATGTGGATCTGGTCGCGGCGTTCCAGCAGCTTCAGGGCTGCTTCGCGGGCGCGGTCCAGGTAAGGTGCGCGGTGCTCTTCGAGTAGGTCCAGCCAGTCTAATTGTGCGGTCATGCCACCCACCCCGCCAGCGCATACATCGCGCAGATACAGGCCAGCCATGCGATGCCGTTGAGGCAGTCTTGTGTGCGAGTTTTGCCCAGCCCGTTCATGTTAGCCACTCGTTCCAAGAAATGTCGGGTCCAGCGTCCACACAGCGGCAGCGAAAAGCGCCAGCAGGAGCAGGACGAGGACGCCAAGGGCGCGGTTTCGGGATGTGTG